GAGAACTGCATCATCTTCACTACCTACAATTCTCTTCCTCGTATTCAGGCAGCAGACATTGAGGTCAACAACATATACTTTGACGAGGCACATAACAGCGTCAAGCGTAACTTTTTCCCATCCACAGAGTTCTTCTCTAACGAGGCAGATCGCTGCTACTTCTTCACTGCGACTCCCAAACATTCGCTGACGGTATTCAATCCCGGCATGAATGACACCGCAGTTTATGGTCAGGTTCTGGTCAATGTTCCTGCTCCTGAGTTGGTCGAAGGTGGTTACATTCTTCCTCCCAAAGTTGTAGTCAAGCAACTGCCTATGGTGAAGGGTCGTAAGGTCATGTATGCTGAGGATGCTGACAATCTGTTGGAGACTATCGATGACAACAACATCGATAAGACTCTGATTTGTGCTCGCACCACCAAGCAGATTATGGGTCTCATATCTGACTCTGACTTCTGTGTTGAGTTGTATCAGCGTGGATATTCTTGGATGACGATCACATCCAAGACTGGTGCAATCATTGATGGACAGAAAGTCAATCGTGAGCAATTCTTCGACACGCTGAACGCTTGGGGCAAAGATCCTGACAAAAAGTTTGTTGTGATTCACCACTCTATTTTGTCTGAGGGTATCAACGTCAGTGGTCTGGAAGCAGTCATCTTCATGCGTAATATGGATTACATTGGCATCAGTCAGTCTATCGGTCGTGTCATTCGATTGGGTAGCACAGAGAAGACTTTCGGTCTTGTTTGTATTCCTACCTACGATCGCGTTGGTATCAGCACTGCTCGCAAAGTTCAGGCAGTTGTTGATGTCGTGTTCAATCAAGGTCAACCAGCTATCAGTGAGGTCCGCAAATGAGTCAGCAACCAACAAATAGCAACATACTTTACCCACAATGTGGACCTCTGGGGTTCATTGTTGGGGACTGGAATGATATAAATGGATTTTATGCTGCTGTTCCTTGCGGTAAGGGTCTTATGGTCATTCATCAAGGGAAACAACTCAAAAAATGCAGAAACTCAACTAGCGCCCACAATTTCATCGAAAAGCATAGAAAGAAAAGATCAGTTGCTCGTCTGCCTGTGTGACAGTCGGAGAACCGGAGCAGATCCCTTGACTTTCGCCCCATCCTGTGCCACACTTATACTATGAAAAACACACATCTCCAACATCCCGAAGATTCCATCCTGACGGGTGATCTTTCTGCACTCGATTGGTTTCTTGCTGATAGTGATTTATCAGTGAAGATTGATGGTGCTCCCGCTATTGTTTATGGTACAAATCCTGCTAATGGAAAATTCTTCGTCGGCACCAAAAGTGTCTTCAACAAAGTCAAAATCAAAATTAATCAAACGCATGAAGAAATTGAGCAAAATCACACTGGGGCAGTTGCTAAAATTCTGCATCATTCTCTTGATTGCCTCATTCCTACCACCGATATTATACAATGTGATTTTATTGGGTTTGGTGGTGATGATACTTTCACACCTAATACGCTGACCTATGTGTTTGATGATATTATCCATCAGGATATTATCATAGCACCACACACAATCTACACAACGGACACAAATGATCTGCGTGATGCTGTTGCTCACCCGTTGGTAGATTACGACTTCACTGATACTGACCGCTGTAAGTATGTGCGTCCTCGTGCATGGCAACTCGATGAAGATTTTGATGAGATTGTAGCTTTTGCCCGTCAAATGTCCACCATGTGTGAGTTCATCGACGCGAAGCAATCACGTCAGATTCAGCAACAACTTAACAGCATCATTCGTGCTGGGTTGGATATTGATGACATCACGCTGGAGGCACTGGCATTTGCTAATCAAGTCGATCTAAGTCTGCTGCGTCTGTGGTCATTAGTCAAGTCAATCAAGGACGATATGTTGTTTCTGATGCGTAACAATGGACCCAAAGCGTTCATCGGTCGCAAGCAATGTGGCGGTGAAGGTTATGTTCGCACCAATGAATATGGCATGTTTAAGTTAGTCAATCGCTCCTCATTCTCTCACGCAAACTTCAACAATACCCGGTTTGCCTGTGCCAGTTGATCAAAGTGTCCACTACCCCTTGCGCTTTGCCGCTTGGGGTGCCATACTATAAGAGTAGTCAAGGGAGTCCCCCTCACATGCGTTGCACTAAAGCACAGGTTCTTCAGCAGTTCCGCTTCAACTGGCAGGTTTATGTCAAGCAGAATCCCTATCGCCGTGGTGATGTGATTTGCAAGCGTGAAGCATGGAACAACTTTGTTGATCGATTGAACGAAGAAGGTTATGTTACTGACAACCAAGCATACAACTGGACAAACCCTTTTTGATGTCCAACCTTTACATTCACCCATCACACATTTCAAACATCATGACATTTTGTGCTCCTCATCTTAAAGCAGAGTATCTCACTGAGTGCCTGCTTGAAGTTGTCAACAACCGTTGGAAGGTTGATGCTATTGAGTCCGGTCGCAGATTCTATCACAAACTGACCTATAAGGTTGGCAGAAAGTATATTAAAGTGATGGACAGCAATGTATATGCTGATGAGATTCAATCCAACGGTGTGTTCATGTTCGTCGATAAAGAGACCGGTGCATGTTACAAACCTGCATCATGGGCAGCACCTGCTAAGGGTATTCGTTTCTATATTGAATCACTTGCAGATAATCCTGAGATTGTTGATCCTTACGGTTCCTTCCTGTATATCCGATGAGAGACATTTTTTCCGATTCACTACGTCAACTCAACAAACTTTCTATCTACAAACCCATGCAATTCCGAGTTACTGACATCGAGTTTGATTTTGATTCTGACATTCTTGATACCGAACAAATGACGGATGAAGATTGTCAAGAAATTATTGACGAAACGATGGCAACAACATGGGAAGCAGTTGATGCTGATGATCTCGTAGAAGAGATTACATCAGCAACCGGATGGTGTGTCAATTCGATTGACTATTGCTATATTCTTCAATGAACGATGACCTGAAACGTTCGATCCTTGAGTTACAACTTAGACGTTCTAATCTAGTGGAGGAACTCAAGGAAATCGACCTTCAAATACAATTCCTTACAGAACAACTGGAGAAAGACGATGATCTTTAAGGGCACTAATCCATCCCCCGTTTATGTTAGCCACGGACACGACAACTATAGCGTGTCGGTCTATAGTTCGACGAAATTTGATACTCAAGGAGTGATTGAGCATCACTATAAGACATTTAGAACAAAGTATCGGAGTTACTTTGCAGCAGAAGATGCTGGGTGGAATTACATTAACTCACGTCAATCGTGGCAAGCATGGAGAGGAACAATCAAAGCATACGAGAACGCAGCAGTGTGCCAGTTGGATAAAGTGTCCACTACCCCTTGCGTTCCGGTCTGATCCGTGCCATATTAGAAGAGTCAAAGGAACGCCTCTCTCCCCATGTTGGTTACGTCATTCCATTCTGATTTAAGTGATGCTCAAAAGGCGCTATGTCAAAATTATCCCACACAGGAGGTTTTTGATTTTTTCACTAAACTATATCATATTGATAGTGTTGTTGAGGTATATCATAAGGATCTCACTGATGATAATGCTTTTGGATTTACCCAGGTGAATGGTGACGAACAAGAAATTGAGATTCACTGTGATCTTAATGAAAAAGATTATATCACCACATTGATGCACGAATTGGTTCACGTTGTTCAAAATGAGAATGGTGTGGATGACGATGAAGAGAGAGAAAATGAAGCATATTCTTTAGAAACTGTTCTCTTCAACCAATTCACTGCTGCTAACTGATGAAAACCACCACTCTCCACGTTTATGTCATGTTTGCCGAAATGCGCGGCATATATGATAAAATGAATGTCAAAATTGGTGTGAGTGACAATCCTAAAAAGAGACTCAAAGGAGTACAAACTGGATGCCCTGGTGATGTTCATCTTATCCGTACATTTGAAGCAGGTCAAGATGCTTACATTCATGAGGGTCATTTCCACAAACTCTATAAAGAGTTTTCTACTGGTGGTGAGTGGTTTGAATTTGATAATGATTATTTTGTGGAGAAAGTTCTCCCCGAAATGATTGATTATTTTGGTAAGATTGAGATCCGTTATGATAAGAAAGAGACAACAACTCTCTCCCTTTATGAACTACTTCGTGATGTAGATTGTGCTAAGTTTGAGATTAATAGCGGTTTAGATGATAATTATACAAACCGCAAGATCATTCAGATTAAACTGAAGAAAGCACAAACACTAGTAGATGATACTAAGAAAGAACAGTTTCAGAATATCATTGATGAAATTCAAAATGTTATTGATGAAGAGTGTAAGCAGAAACGCAAAGATGATCAAGAGAAACTAGCAATCAAATGTCTAAAACGCAAGGCATATATGGCACAAAAGAGTCTAGATTCTTTCGCAATGGGATACCTACTAGGGGTGTGCCAGTCCTGAACTGGCATAAGCAACCTTAATGTTTTATTCCAGAGTTTTGTATCACCACGAACTACCGGATCCGATGGGATGTGCCATATTAGAAGAGTCAAAGGAACGCCTCTCTCCCCATGCAACTCACCTCCAAAGACGGCAATATGGTTGTTGACTTCTACCCCGTCAAGTTTGCTGACGGAACTATTCACAACCGTCTCATCCTTAAAGTTGTTACTTTCGTCGGTGCAACTCAATCCAAGCGTTACATCAACAAAAAAGATTTTCAGTATGAGATTGATTCTCGCGTTGAAGGTTATGGTTATCGTATCACCGATGATTCGATGATTCCTCAACTTCTCAACTCCGCTATGTGTCCTGCTTGCTGATTATGTCTCTCATCAAAAACTACCTTCACGCTAACATGAACGACCTGCAAATGCTTACTGCTCGCGAACAACTTATGGAGGACATTGACTCCATTGTTGATGAGTATTTTCAAGAGTATGGTATCACAAATGACCCTGAACTTGTAAAGGTCTTATGTGATGCAGTCTGCAAAAACTTTCCCACTAAGTAATGTCTTTCGTTTCCAACTTTACTGATTCTAACACCATGAACAACGACAAAATCATCGACCGCGATCAACTTCAAGATGCCATGATTCAGCAGATCTTGGATGACATGGACATCAAAACAATGATGGCAATTCTTTATGATAACATGAGTGAGAGTTATGATAAGTATTCGGACGCAGAATTGATGGAAGAAGTGAAAGAATACTATCCACATTTGATGGAGGAGTGAACTTATCGGTCGGCACCTGACCCATAAGTCACGCTAATCGGTCAATCCAGGAAACGGTAGCAACCGATACAGCAAAAAACCCAAATCTGTGCCATATTAGAACCATGGAAAACAAAGCAACCCTTTCACCCGAAAACCTGACTGAACTTCAGGATTTTATGTTCGATACTATGTGCTCCAACGATATGGCAGTTGATTGGTTCTGCGATCGTTTTGGAGTTAATGCAACTGACGAAGTGATCGATTTCGTCCTTGATGCTCACGATGCTTTCTTCGGTAACTGAACCTTACTCTCTTATGAACATGAACACCTACGACGAAATCCTCAAAGTTTGGAACAACGAAACACCTGATGATTTTGCTATCTTCAGTGACTTCTATTACCAGATGTTCGGTGAGGATTTTGTTATTCCCTACACCACTGATTCAACTACTTCTTCATTTTTTCCCTACAACTGATTAACAACAACATGACTGAATCTAAGTTCAATCTTTACGGCGAACACATCCGCCCTAATGGTCATCAACAGTATGACATTTTGAGTTACATTGCTGAGACAAGAGAGGATGCTATTGCTACATGTAGGAAGAACAATCCTTACTTTAACATTATTACAATTCAGGTAGATGATACAGCACCTGAAGTTGTCAAACTGCAATCTCTTATCTGATTTTTTGATCATGAACAACACACTCAAAGATCATCTGGAACATGTCAACGAACTGATTGAAAAGCATGGTGAAGATGCACACTGTGCCGCATGGATTTTCACTGCTGAAAATTGCATTGTTTATTATGAAGATACAAAAGAGTATCATTTTGTCGCAGAAGGTAATCCCGAGCTAGCAGAAAGAATTCTTAGTAATGTTGTCGATGACGATCACATCTTTCAGGAGATTCAGGCAC